CGGCGGCCCGGCGAAGGTCGAGCTGCACCAGTCCACGCAGATCCACGTGACCGGCGCAGGCGATCCTTCGGCGGCCGGACGCGCCGTCGAGCGCGAGCAGCGCGCGGTGAACGCAGACATGGTGCGCAATCTACAGGGAGTGATCGCATGACCCTCGACATGATCATGATCTCTCCGAAGAAGATCGGCAGCATCACGGTGCAGGTCGCGATCGAAGAGGTCTACAACGACGAGCTGATGATCACCGAGCATCCGGTCGAGCAAGGGGCGCAGATCACCGATCACGCGTTCAAGCGGCAGCCGGATCTCTCGATGCGGTGCGGTTGGAGCAATGCCGACTACGAGGCGCTGCTCGGCGCGGCGGAGGCGACGTTCGACGGCGGCGGCCTGCCGTCGGCGCAGTACATCAACGCGATCTACTCGCAGTTGCTCGCGCTGCAGCAGGCCCGCACGCCATTCGACGTCACGACGAGCCGCCGCACCTACCAGAACATGCTTCTGCAGGGGCTGCGGCTCACGGTAGACGCGAAGACGTCGAGCGCGCTGATCCTGACGGCGACGCTCAAGCAGATCCGCATCGTGTCGACGCAGGTGACGAAGTTGCCGCCGCGCGAGAACCAGGCCGACCCGGCGTCGACGGCCGAGACCGGCAACGGCGGTACGAAGGCCGCCGTGCCGGCGACGCCATCGCCGGGCGGCGCAGTACCGCCGGGGAGTATGTGATGCCGAGCTACTTCGAGATTCCGTTTTCCCCGCGTCCGGAGCGCTTCACCGTGACGCTGAGCGGGACCGACTATCGCGTGACCGTCCAGTACCGCAAGGCTGGCGGCGCGGGATGGGTGCTGGACATCGCGGACGCCTCGGACAACCCGCTGGTGTCAGGCATCCCGCTGGTGACCGGCGTCGACCTGCTCGCGCAGTACAAGCACCTGGGTTTCCAAGGGCGCCTGTGGGTGCAGGGTGCCGCTGATCCTGACGACGTTCCGACGTTCGAGGATCTGGGCATCGGATCGCACGTTTTCTGGGTGACGGACCAATGAGCGTTGAGCAGTTCGGCCGCAAGGTATCCCTGATCATCGGCTTCGACAGCGGCGAAGCGCTCGACCTGTCCGAGCTGCGGATCGTGTTCCGGGTGCAGCGGGGCGACCTGCAGACGCCGAATTCGGCGCGCATCCGGGTCTACAACGTGTCCGCGACGACAGCGCGGCGCGCGCGGAAGGAGTTCACGCGCGTCGTGCTGCAGGCCGGCTACGAGGGCAACTACGGGATCATCTTCGACGGTCAGATCAAGCAGGTGCGCCGCGGGCGCGAGAGCCAGACCGATACGTTCCTCGACATCACGGCGGCGGACGGCGACTCCGCGTACAACTTCGCGGTGGTGAACACGACGCTTGCGGCCGGCTCGACGCCAGCTGATCACGTAGCTGCCGCCTGTACGGCAATGAATCCGTACGGCGTGCAGCCGGGCTATCTCCCTGAGCTGCCTTCGAATCCATTGCCCCGCGGCAAGGTGATGTTCGGCATGGCGCGCGATTTCATGCGCTGGACCGCGCGCACCACGCAAACCGTCTGGAGCATCCAGGACGGCAAGGTCGTGATGGTGCCCGAGACCGCGTACATTCCGGGCGATATTCCGAAGATCACATCCGAGACGGGTATGGTCGGGCTGCCGCAGCAGACGGCGAACGGCATCGAAGTGAAGATGCTGCTGAACCCGAGCGTGAAGATCGGCCGGCTGATCTGGCTCGACAACGCCAGCATCCAGCAATACGAGTACAGCCTGAACGTGGGCCAGCAGGCCGAGAATGAGCGGATCGAGATGCAGGCGAAGCTGCAGGACGACGGCTTCTACTACGTGATGCTTGCGGAAATCAGCGGAGATACGCGCGGCCAAGAGTGGTACACGAGCGTGACGTGTCTTGCGGCCGACGTCACGGTGCTGCCTGACTCGTTCAGGGACAAAGCCACTGTACCGCCGGATGGTGTCATCAAGCGGTACGGTTAGCGGCCGTACGTCGGCAGCGCCTTGATGGTCATCGTCGTGGTGTCGCCGCTGCGCTTCACGTCCGCCCGCGCGAGCACGTTAAGTGGCATCGACTTCGTCGGCATCTGCGGCACGATGATCACGGCATCGCCGTCGATCGTGACACCCCAGCAGCCGATGTCCCATACGCCGCGATACGACTCGTAGTGCCGCATGTTCTTCGCATTGGCGAGCGGCAGATCGCACTTCCGGCCTGTGTACAGGATGGTCGGGAATTCGTTCTCGACCGTGGCGCCGACCTTCATGCCGGCGAACGGGTAGACGTAGGCGTCGTCAGCGACAGCAGCGAGCGGCGTGAGAAGCGTGGCGGTCAACAGCAGTTTTTTCATTTTCATCCCATGGATCGACGTGAAAGGGTAGGCGACCCGGAGGTCGCCCTGCGTGAAGCGTTTGACGGCGTGCGCGCGGGCATCTGGACGGCGCTGCCCGGCATCATTCAGTCGTTCGATGCTGCAGTGCTGACATGCAGTGTGCAGCCAGCGATCAAGGCGCAGGTCCGCAGCATCGACGGCACGATCCAGAGCGTCGCGCTGCCGCTGCTGGTCGACTGCCCGGCCCAGTTCCCTGCTGGCGGCGATTGTACGTTGACGTTCCCGGTCAAACAGGGAGACGAATGCCTGGTCGTGTTTGCCTCGCGCTGCATCGATGCCTGGTGGCAGTCGGGCGGCGTGCAGGAGCAGGCTGAACTGCGCATGCACGACCTGTCGGACGGGTTCGTGCTGCTCGGCTTTCGATCGAGGCTGCGCGCGCTCGCCGGCGTGAGCGGCAGCTCGACGCAACTGCGCAGCGACGACGGCGCGACGTACATTGACCTGAACCCGACGCTGCAGAAGGTGAAGATCGTCGCGCCGGGTGGCTTTGACGTCGTCGCCCCGCTGTCGACGTTCTCAGCGGCCGTCACGATCACGGGCCTCCTGACGTTCGTCGGCGGCATGGTCGGCAGTGCGGCGAGCGGCGCCGCGGCGGTGTTCAACGGCATCCTCAATGTGGTCGGCCAGATTACGGCGAACGGCAAGCGCGTAGACGACACGCACACGCACCCCGATGCTCAGGGCGGCAATACCGGCGCGGTCAATTGACCGTCGAGTTGCCGTAGCCATCTGGATCGCACAGGGAGTTGCGCACATGCGGAGCAAGCATGAGATTGAAGATTGTGCTTGCAAATTAAGCTGATGTGCGGCTATATTGCAAGCATGCCATCTAAGGAGGTGCTTGCATGAATGAGCCCAAGAAAAAGTCAGCAGCCGCCAAAAAGGTTGCGAATCGCGCAAAGGGTGGGGTAGCGAGAGCAACAGCCTTGACTCAGGAGCAGCGGTCGTTGATCGCGAAGAAGGCCGCACTGGCCCGCCATGGGCTTAAGGCGACCCATCGAGGCAACTTCAAGGACGATTTTGGAATTGACGTTGAGTGTTATGTGCTCAACGACGAACAGAAAACGGCGGTCATCAGCCAGACAGGGATGGGTGTTGCTCTCGGACTGTCGTCTCGTGGGAACGCTTTTCCGCGATTCATCGCGAGTCGGGCGATGTCGAACTACCTGAGCGCGGATGTCCTCAAGAAAATCGAAAATCCCATTAAGTTTCAATGGGGTTCCGGCGGCGCGGAGCAGCCTCCATCGGCGGTGAATGGCTACGATGTTTCGCTCCTCATGGAAATTTGCAATTCCATTTTGGAGGCTGATACAGACGGGGCGCTTTCGAAGAACCAGGAACATCTGGCGACCAATGCCCGAATTCTGCTGAATGCGTCGTCTAAAGCAGGGATTAAGGGTCTCGTGTATGCCTTGGCAGGATATCGTCCAGAAGTAGAAGAGGTGATTTCTGCATTCAAGGCGTTTGTACAGAACGAGGCCAAGAAGTATGAGCAGGAGTTTCCTAGCGAGCTTTACATGGCATGGCACCGACTGTATCAGATCCCCATTCCGGTTCGTGGTAAGCCGTGGCAATTGATGCACTTGACGCGACGCCATATCTACTACCCTCTAGCAAAGAGCAGCGGGCGCATCCTCGAGCTACTGCGAGCATTGCGCGACAAAGATCCCGGGAAGAAGAAGTTGTTTCAGTTCCTGAACGAAGTCGGTACGCGGGCGTTGCGTATGCACATGGGCCGCGTGTTGGAAATGGCGGAGTCGTCGGCTACGTCGGCCGAATACGAAGCAAAGTTCGCAAAGCGTTTTGGCGCTCAGCAGGAGCTCGACCTAGCGGAAGATTAAAGCCCGTTATGGCGAGCAGGTCCTATCCCTGCGAATTCCTTGACTACACCCCGCTCGCGCGGGGTTTTTCGTTTTTAGGGACTTATGCGGTACCGAAAACTCGACGCCGACGGCGACTATGTCTTCGGCGGCGGCGCGGCCGACTTCCTTGTGAACACGCCTGAGACGGTTGCACAAGCCGTGTTGACGCGCCTGCGCCTGCTGCGCGGCGAATGGTTCCTCGACACGACGGCCGGCATGCCGTGGGCGACCGACGTGCTCGGAAAGTACACGAGCGGCAAGTACGACGCGGCGATCCGCCAGTGCATCCTCGGCACGCAAAGCGTGACCGAGCTCGTTAGCTACTCGAGCACGGTTGATCCGGAGACGCGCGTGCTGACCGTCACAGCGACGATCAACACCATTTACGGCACCGCCACGGTACAGGTGACATTGTGACTCTCACGACCCTCGCACCCACCATCGACGCGAACGGCATCGCCGCGCCGACGTACGCGGACGTGATCGCGTATCTGCAGGACCAGTACCGCTCGATTTATGGCGCCGACACGTACCTGGAGTCGGACAGTCAGGACGGCCAACTGCTCGGCGTGTTCGCGAAAGCGATCAGCGACGTCAATTCGGTCGCGGTCGCGATCTACCGGTCGTTCAGCCCGGCCACCGCGCAGAAAGACGCGCTGTCGAGCAACGTCAAGATCAACGGCATTGCGCGCAAGGTCGCGTCGTATTCGAGCGCCGATCTGGTGCTGGTCGGGCAGGCTGGCAAAACAATTACGAACGGTGCTGCGAAGGACGCCAACGGCGTACAGTGGATGCTGCCGGCTAGCGTGACGATTCCGCCGAGCGGCACGATCACCGTTACGGCCACGTGCGCGACGATCGGCGACATTTCTGCGCGCGCTGGCGCGATCAACCAGATCGCGACGCCGACACTCGGCTGGCAGTCGGTGACGAATCCGGCGGACGCCGCTGAGGGCGCACCAGTCGAGAAGGACGCGGTGCTGAGGCAGCGGCAGACGGTGTCCACCGCGCTACCGTCGCTCACGGTGCTCGACGGCATCATCGGCGCGGTGGCGAACGTTCCGGGCGTCACCCGGTATGTCGCATACGAAAATGACACGGATACGACGGACGCGAACGGCATCCCGTCGCATTCGATTTCGCTGGTCGTCGAGGGCGGCGATGCCACGGCGATCGCAAATGCGATCGCGGCGAAGAAGACGCCGGGTTCCGGGACGTATGGCACGACTGCCATCATCGTCGCGGATATCTACGGCCGTCCGATCACGATCCGGTTCTTCCGACCGGTGGCCGCGCCGATCGGCGCCACGGTCACGATCAAGGCGCTCACCGGCTACACCAGCCAGGCGGGCCAGCAGATTCAGCAGGCTGTGTCGGACTACATCAACGGCGTGCAGATCGGCGGCGGCCTATCTGGCAGCGTCGAATGGGGTGACGCCCTGACCGCGGCGAACAGCGTCGGTGGTGGGGTGACGTTCAAGCTGTCGGGCCTGACGCTGACCGGGCCGCGTGGCGCCGGCGCGCCGGACGTCGCGCTGTTGTTCAACGAGGCGGCGTCTTGCACGCCAGCGAACGTGACACTGGTGGTGACCTGATGGCGGATCTGACCGATTACACCGTGTTGATCACATCGGAGCACAGCGACAAACCGCGCTTCATGGCAAGCGTCAGCGCGCTTGTGCAGCCGCTCGTCGAACAGATGAATGTGCTGGAGAGCATGCCGGGTAAGTTCGACCTCGACAACGCGGTCGGCGTGCAACTGGACGATGTCGGCCTCTGGGTTGGCGTGTCTCGGAAAATTCGCACACCGTTGACCGGCGTCTACTTCTCGTTCGACATCGCGGGCCTCGGCTTCGATCAAGGCACGTGGAAAGGACCGTTCGATCCCGATACGGGGCTCACGATCCTCGACGATGACACGTATCGATTGGTCATCCGCGCGAAGATCGGCGCGAACCACTGGGACGGGACGCTGCAGCAAAGCGCCGCGATCCTGAACAGCATCTTCGACGCGGATACGCACGTCTTCATCGAAGACCACCAGGACATGTCGATGACGATCGGCATTGCCGGGAAGGTCCCGCCGGCGACGTTCCTTGCGCTTTTGTCAGGGGGCTACATCCCGCTCAAGCCTGAAGGCGTCCGCGTCAACTACACGATCGTGACGACCGTCGACGGATCACCCCTGTTCGGATTCGACATGAGCAATCAACTCGTGGCCGGATTCGACGTTGGGGCCTGGAGCCGCCCCGTTTAACCGCCAATTGCATTGTCTGCAAGCCACCTTCGGGTGGCTTTTTTTATGCTCGGAGCATTGATGGCAACGAACGACTTTCTCGTGTTCGGCGGAGGCAGCTCCCCGAACGTTATCGACCAGGCGACCTACGCGGCTCTCACGGCCCGTCTGTCGGGATTTCAATCTGGCACCGCGCTGTCGGCGCAGCTCAACAAGGTATGGCGCCAGAGCTCGATCATGGCGGCGGTACTCGCGCAGTTCACGGCGAACTTCTCGGGCCAGAACTCCGTCGACGACGGCACGATCGCGACGCTGTTGGCGAACCTACAGGCAGCGATCAACGCAGCAGGGATCACGGCTCCGCAGTTCGACAACAGCACGAAGCTCGCGACGACGGCATTCGCGCAGCGGTCGCTTGGCAATTTCCAAGCATTCTATGCATACACGTCGAGTCAGACTCTCACGGCTTCGCAATCTGGCTCAGTCATCAATTTTTGGGGAAGTTCCGCGTCGACTTTCACGCTTCCATCGTGCTCTGCAATGCCTGCTGGCGGATCGTTCTTGTTCAACAATTCCAATGCCGGCAACACTTCGGTCACGGTGACTCGGGCAGGCTCAGATTCAATTCTTTGCGGAGGCAATGCCACTAGTGTCGTTGTCGGGCCGGGCGATAACCTTCTCTTGGTCGCGATTCCGCCGAGCCAATGGGTTGCGACTGGCGGAAGCGCTCAATTGCCATTTGCGAGTACCGCGCAGCGGACATCCGGCGGCGTCGTCGGAGCCATGCGCAACGCCAGCATGAACGTAGCAGCAGCGAGCTCATCGGCGACCTTCACTGCTGATGAGATCGTCGTCGAAACCGCGCTCGGTGGCGGCTTCTACCGGCTCGCCAGTTTCAGCAAGACGATCAACCTCGCGACGACCGGCGCGGGCGGCATGGACACGGGCAGCGCGCCGGTGAGCGGCTACGTTGCGTTGTACGCGATCTACAACCCTACGACCGGAGCAAGCGCACTGCTCGCGAGGAACGCAACGAGCGCGGTGCAGGGGAGCGTGTACGGCGGCGCGAACATGCCGACCGGCTATACCGCGTCGGCGCTGGTGAGTGTGTGGCCGACGAATGGGAGCGGGCAGTTCATCACGGGCGTGCAGGTCGATCGAGTGATCTCGATCCCGTTCGTTACTGTGCTGACGTCGAGCACCACGCAAGCATCGCCGACGGCACTGTCGATTTCCTCCGCAGTGCCGCCGAATGCGCGAAGGGTGTCCGGTACGATATCAGTATCGTCGACGTCCTCGACGCCGAACTCGTCGCTCAGTGTCTATGCGGCATCGACGAGTGTCGGCATTCAGGGGTTGAACAATAGCGTGAGCGCTTCAGGCGGCATCTCGACGAACTACAAGGACCTGCCGATCACTGTTTCGCAGACGCTCTATTACACAGCGACATCATCGGCCGGTACGCCGACGTTCACGATAAGCGTTGCCAGTTATGATTTTTGAGGGGCTGACATGTTCGTACAGTTTTCTGACGCAGACGAGAAAGTCATCACCGCCGTATTTGCCAACGAGCAAGACCGTGAGGTCTTCCCCAATCAAGGGAAGATCGATCTGACCGATCCTCGTTATGCTGCATTCTTCAACGCACTGCCTCGGTTGGCTCAACAGGCGATTCCTTCGCCGGTTGCCGACTAAACTCCGCTCCCTTCACCTTCAGGGCTCGTTTCTCGACGAGATGCCAGGAGGCAAAGGCGAGCGGAATAATGATTGCCAGAGACAGAACGATCGAAAGACCTACCGGGATCTCCCCTGCGAGGCGCCGCGCGATGATTTGTTGGACTGGGAAGGCATAGAGATAGATGCCATACGATAAGTCACCGAATCGGCCAGCATGCCGAATTATCGGCCATGATCGCATTCCGATGGTCATCACAATGTAAGGTATTGCGAATGCGACAAGCATCGCGACAGGGAATCGCAAAATGCCTTCGAAGTATCGAGGTTCAAAGATCCAGGCCGCGAATAGAAGGCACCCAATCGGCAGATAGAATTTGCTCCGTGATGCCGCGAAAAATGCACCCGAGGTGAAGAAGAAGACCATTCCCGAGGCTGAGATCAGATCCGTTCCATAGAAAACGGGATGCTGTCCTCGGTAGTAGTACACGAGGTAGATGGAGGAGAACGCGAGGGCAATTGTCAGCAGCCCGAGTGCAAACGCGTGGCGACGCGCTGCAAGCACCGCGACGAGAGGGGTTGCCAGGTAGAGAGAGAATTCAACCGGAAGGCTCCAGAGCGATATGTTTGCTGCCCCTGAGATCGGGTTGTCGATGAATAGGCCGGGCAGTCCGTAGGTATAACGGAGGGCGCCGTTCATGAGGTAGGCGTAAGTATCACGGTGTGTCAGATATGACATCAGTGGCAGGTCTGATGCGATCGGCCCAATGATGAAGGTCGTCACCGAGATTGCTGCGATCAGCCCTGGAAAAACCCGGAGTGCACGCTTTAGAAGAAATCGGACCAGTGATGGATCATTGGCCCAACTGCGCGTCACAAGGTAGCCGCTGATCGAAAAGAAAATAATGAGCCCAAGAACCGAAATTTGCGGGCCGAGAAAAGTCGGCTGTTCGTGCGCCATGATGCCGTACGCATGTCCGACAACGACCATGAGCGCAGCGAACAGTCGCAAAAAATCGAAATTATTCCGGTGCATCAGGGGAGAGAAATCGTGGGAAATTGGGCGTATTCTGCCATATCGACTTCTCATTCAATGGCATGCATCAGTTGGCCAAGTATCGGCCCACGGTGCTATCCATGGCGGCAGCGGAAATCTGAGCCATGTATTCGTAGAGAGCGCCATTCGGATGAATCCGGTCGGGCAGGTTGGCCTGCCAGTTCGGCATCGCCTGCTGAATCGCGCTCCACTGGTCAATGATCCCGACCTGCTGGATCTGCGCGACGTAGTGCTGACTGCGCACGAGTTCCTCGAGGCGATCGTTATGCGGGTCGTCGATCGGGTTCGGTGTGACGATGACGAAGGTCTTTCCGTATTGGCGGGCGATCTGCGCGAACTGCCCGTAGACGTACTGGAAGTCCTGGTCGGTTTCGTTCGGGAGGAAGGCATCGTTGATCGCGCAGTTCATCGTGATGATCTGCGCGTCGGACTTCGCCATTTCGACCGTCCACGCCTGCTTGACGTCATTTTGCCCCCACATCCACTGTCCGCAGGTCGATCCCGGCACTCCTCGGTTCTCGACAGTCACCGCGGTACCGTACTTGCGCTGAAGGGCGAACTGAATCGATGCAGGCTCGTTGTGCGGAGACTGGACGTAAGCGCCTGCCTCGAACGTCGTGCCGTATGCAGTCGAATCGCCATACATCGCGATTTTGACGGTCTTCGAAGGGGCAGGAGAGGTGCTCGGCGCGGGATCGGGTTGTGTCGTGGGCGCGCTGGTGCCATCATCGCCGCCTCCGCACGCGGTCAGGGCTGCGCTGCAGCCAAGGGCCATCGCTACTGCTGCGGCTCTCCATCGGGCGCCTCCTCGACGTGCGCGCCGAACGCCGCCATCTTCGCGAGGATGCGTGCGAACTCGTCCGCCGTAAGGGTGAGCTTCGCGGCAGCCACGAACGCCATATGCGGGCTCAGCTCCCTCGGCGACTGTCCCCCGGTGTACTTGCGCCACTGATGATCGCCGGCCAGCCAGAACAGATCGGCCATCTGCCTGCCGGTCATGTTCAGCTCGTGCTTGAGCGTCGCGAGATCCCGCGTTCCGGGAGGTGTGTACTTGATGGGCATGAGAGCAGGCGCGCGTCGAGCGCGCGCGAAAAGCGAGTTTCATGGTCATTTCCTTTCGGGATGTCGGGCCGCGCGGGATGCGCTACCGCTACCCGTTAATTTAGACCCAATGGGTCTAGTTGTCAAGAATATTTCACCGCCACCTTCGGGTGGCTTTTTCATTTCGGGGACTTGATGAAGAACGATCTCGCGGTGAGCGCAGCCAAGGCGGCGCCGGCGGTGGGAAGCAATTTCTGGCTGTGGCTGACCAGCCACGACATCAACTGGTGGGTGGCCGTCGCGACGATCGCGTACATCGGGCTGCAGGCGTACTACCTGGTCAAGAACAAAGGGAAGAGGGCGCTGCTCGATGGCTAACGTACCGAAGAAGACACTGGCGGGTGTTGTGGGGGCTGCTGCTGCGGCCCTTCTTTTTTCCGTGGTCCCGAAGTTCGAGGGGCTCGAGCTCGTCGCGCGGCCCGACCCGATCGGGATCATCACGGCGTGCTACGGCGACACGAAGGACGTGCGCGCCGGTCAGCGCTTCACGCCGGAAGAGTGTCGCGCGCGCCTCGAGCAACGGCTGATCGAGCATGCCGAGCCGGTGCTGAAGTGCACGCCCGTCCTGAAGGGCCACACGTACCAGCTCGCGGCCGCGGTGAGCTTCGCCTACAACATCGGGCCGCGAGCCTACTGCGGCAGCACAACCGCGAAGCGATTCAATGCGGGCGACTGGCGGGGCGCGTGCCGCGCGATCAACGAGTCGGACAATGGCCGGCCGCAGTGGGTGACTGCCGGCGGGCGAGTGCTGCCGGGTCTCGTGAAACGCCGCGCCACGGAACGCGCAATTTGCGAACGGGGACTGTGATGCCGAAAGCAACCCCGTATCTGTTGGCCGCGCTGCTTGGCATGGCGGCCGGCGCTGGCGTCGAGCACCTGATCGGCGCACGCCGGCTTGCCGACGAGCAGGCCGCGCGAGCGCTCGACGCACAGCGGCACGCCGAAGCGTTGGACGCGATCTCGCACGCGGCGCTCGACGCCGAACAGCGTGCGATCGCCGCGCACGATGCGGCGGCGTCGGCGGTGGCCGCCGTCGACCAACGAACCACGAAGGATAGGAACGAGCATGAAACCGAGAATCGCAGCCTGCGGGCTGCTCTTGCCGCTGGCACTGAGCGGCTGCGCGTCGCTGTCCGAAACTGCGCGGCAGCCGATCGCGACGGCATGTCCGGCGCTTCCAGCGCCGCCGGCATGGGCGATGGTGCCGCCGCCTTCGCAGACGTCGACCCAGCGGTTGCGGAACGCGTTTTTGCAGTCGCTGGAGACGATCAGCGCGAGATCGACAAACTGACGGCCCTACAGGGCTACGTGTGCGCAGTCCGGCCTAAGACTCCGGGCTGCGAACAGAAGTAACGAGAAACAGGGCGACCGGCGTGCGTGCGGGAACACGCATGCCGGTCGCCTTTCCACTGTCTGTGCCAGTGAATCGGCCAAGGCCCTGCTTGCCTACGTAGGCGGGCCGGATTCTACATCAAGTTTAAAAACGGCTTTCACAATGGCAAATCCCATTATTCCCTGGATCGGCGGCAAGCGTCGACTCGCTGACCACATCATCCCGCGCTTTCCGAAGCACGACTGTTACGTCGAGGTGTTCGCGGGCGGGGCGGCGCTGT